CGAAGTAGACCGCAAGCAAAGTTGGATTCAGTTTCGATTTCAATCTTAGTACCATCTGGGGCATCTTTTTCAAAGTAGTATACTTGCTCGCCAAGGGTACCCACTAGACCGAAACGTTCTGCTGGTGCATAGTAAGTCTTGAATGCGTCGGTACCTTGACCAACGAAGTAAGCCTTGCCAGCAGGGATCATTTGAACGCCATTGTGTTTGTCACGACATTCAACAAACTGTACACCGCCGTAGAAGAATTCACGACGTACAACAGAAGCACTGTTACCAGCAGCTAGACGTTGACGTAGAGGCTCTTGTGAAGAGCTGTAATACTGATAAGCAGCTTTAACATTAGGATGCTTAATTAGGGCTGCGAACCAAGTTGGTGAACAGAATGCTACAACACCACTGATTGATTGACCATTACCAGCATTGTCTTGAATCGAAGCAATACACTGTTCGATTTTATCAAGAATCTCAGTGCTACCAGTACCAAATACGAAGTCTACTGAAGTACGGGTAAAGCCAAATTCACTACTCCAATCCTGAGTAACAGTGCCTGATGGAGCGTATACAGTGCCAGCAGTGATGATTTGAGCACGAGCTACTTCATGGGTTTCGTCCCATGCGCGGCGAATGCGTTCCATCTTACGGGTACGTAGATTAGCTAGCATTTCAGCTTCATCTGCACTACCATAAGCACGTACATTCACCAAATCTTTAGGGTAAATTGCATCGTCCATGTTGAAGTGAGGGATAACAAATGAGTGAAGTTTACGGGTGTAATCTTTACTCTGGTTATGACGATCGCCACGAACACGGTCAACAATTACAGTGCTGTCTTTAATAGTTTCTTCAAAAGTAACAGCACTTGAAGCTACTGGCTCATCTGAGAAAATACCAAAATCTTGAATAGTGGTATAAGTATTTGGGATTACATTAAGTTCTTCTGTCCAGTCAGCAATTTGAAACTGACCATTAGCGCCAAAACTACGAGTTAACATTATTATTTTCCTTATTAATTAAACAGTAGCGTCTACAAGAATGCCAACAGTTTTTAGGCTGTCATATACAGCTTGTTTTTCGGCATCTAGGTCAAAGGTTGCATCAAGAACTAGGGCAGATTTGCTTAGAACTACTTTACCACGAGTGATAGCCAATACTTTAGTATCAGTAGTAGCGGCTACAGTGAAAGGAGCAGCAGTACCGAAGGAATCCCCAACAACAACTGCTAGAACGTTCTGTGAACCATCTGCAGCAGTTTGTACGGCAATTTTCCATTTACCAGTTGCAGTAACTTTACCAAGACAAGTACCAACTACGTAGGATTTTTGAGCAGCTTCATTTACAGTGATAACGTCGTGAAAGAGTTCAGTAGAATCACTGTCACTTTTCTTAACTAGATTGCTGTAGTGGCTGTAATCTGTTGCAATTACGGACATTTTATTTCCTTATTTAACGTTGTATTTAGCGCGAAGAATACGTTCTTCTGCTGTCATTTCTTTTGCTGGCTCTGCATCACCTGCTACGCCTGCTTCTTTAAATAGCTCTGATTGAGCCTCTACTTCGACAGATGTAGCCATCGCTGTAACAACAGCATTGAAAGCAGCATCTTCTAATTCCTTAGTAGCTTCAAATACAGCATTTACTTTCTCACTACCAATGGTAGCTTCTAGTTTTGCTTTACGAGCTTCTAGTTTTGCTGCTAGTTGTTTCTCAGCAGCTTCTTTCACATCGGCCTCTAGTTTCTGACTATGCTCAATAGCAGTTGATAGAGCAGCTTCAAGATTTGCTTTATCGGCTGACAAAGTTGTGATAGTATTTACAGCATCAGAAAGATTAGCTTGAACACCTTCAAACTGACTCTGTAACTGTGCTAGTTGTTCTTGAATTTCAGCTAGTTCTGGGGAAGCTACAGCATCCACAATACCTAACTGTTTCTTAAGACGATCAAGCATTAATTGCTCCTAATTGTTTATTTTTACATTTGCCTGCAAGATATGTAGCAAACTCTGAATTAGTCATAATCTTATTGATTAGACCTAGTTTTAAAGCTTCTTCAGCATTGAAAGATTCAGCTTCTAAGCCTTTTAATGTGTCTACAGAAATGCCTGTATACTTGTTGACATGCTGTACGAAGCGTTCATTTAGCATATCGACTTCTACTTGAATTTTATCAATGAAATCTTTTTTGAAACTTCCATCTTCTGCATAAGGAACTTTTGCGTCACCAGATGTAATGTAGATACGCTTAATGCCTGCTTTAGTCATTGCTTCGGATACGTCTGTAAGAGCTACAACTGCCCCAATTGATCCAATTACTGCGTCTTTATTTGCAATAACTTCATCACAAGGGCAGGCTAGGAGATATCCTGCGCTACAAGCCATTTCATCAACATATCCGATTAGCTCAATATTACTTTCATCACATAATCGACGGATTTCATCAGAGTATTCAAAGGCATGAGAAGCCATCCCGCCGGGTGTACAGAAATCCATTACAATAATTTTTGCACCTTGCTCGATAGCATTTTCTACAGACTCTAGTAATCCTTTGTAGCTTGTGCCTTTGACTTCACCACACATGCCAACAACAGGCTTATATGTAATAGCTCCATCTACGCAGATGTAGGCCACACAGTCATCAATGATCTCTTCATCATCTTCCTCTTCGGAATCATCTTCCATAGGCATATCGTCTAATCGCATTAGACTTGCACTATTTCTGATATCAAGGTATGATAGTAACTTCTCTAACGAGTTTGTAGTAATAAGATGTGGTGTGTCATACGCCATGTTTGTAAGGCGCATTACGCTATTTTTCTTAATCATTTATAACTTTCTATGCGCTATTCTCAACATTGTTGCTTGAGGTGTCTGTTCCAGATGGAGCTTTTCTAGTACCTTCTCCAGATGGAGAAGCAAATCCTTGACCAGACTTGGAACCACCATTACCCTGATTTGTTAGAGACTCTTTATCAATCTCTTCATCTTCAGGTTTGATAGGCACACCGATGTACTCACGGATAAGGTTAGCTGTTGGGCGATCAAACTCTACCATACCTACAGAAGCTACACGTTGAAGCATCTTAGAGAATTCTTCCATTGCTGGACGATCAAAGTCACCAAATACAATCTCTGGAAATTCTGTGTCATTCCAACCATTTAAAGCGAATGTCTGAGGAATCAAATCATTATTAATTACGTCAGAGATTTCTTTAAGGCGGTATGCTAGGTGTAACGCCATTAGGTTAGTTTTACCAGTACCTACTGAATAGTTATCTGGAGAGTTACCTGTTAGTCGTAATATTGAGCATGACATAGCAGCAGCAATATCATCCTGAAGTTGTTTACAGATTGCTGGAACATCATAGGCTTTACCACCTTTAGACTCTAGCAATTCCATCTTGAAGATTGGTTGTTTGCTTTCAGGGTCATACAATAGAGGCATTACAACAGAGCCTTGAGCACCAGTTGTAAGGTTTTCACCAATCTGTCGGAAAGAGTCTGCTACCGCTTTATCTTCAGGGCTTGCATTAGGGTCTAAGTAGCGAGGGTGTACTGAAAACACAGGTACGCCACCAAGGTCACGAGCAACACCAATCATTAGTTGGTCTTGTAGTAGATTTAGTTTCTTATACGCAACGTAAGCACCTTTTAGCAGTGACCTACCTTCAGGGTTTTCTTTTGTACTATCACAAGTGAATAATAGAAATTTCTTACGAAGAATTGTTACTTTTGAATTACCAGCATCTGCCAGAGTAAACTTAGCTGTGCTATTAATATTTCGTAGGTCTTGTTCAATAGCTTCTAAATCTCTACCATCGTCAGAAAACTTCCAATCAGAGATAGTAGATTGACTACGTGGAGCTAGTTTCTTCCATCCAACTAGACCATCATTAAATCGTGAACCATTTACTTTAAGACGACGTTTAAATACTTTCTCATGGATGGCAAAGCCATACTCTAGATAGCTTGTAACTTCTGTAATGAAGCTGCTCCAAGAGTGCTCCATGTCTTTCATGCAGGATGCAATAAAATCAGCCCGCTTAATCTGTGCTTCTGTAGCTCCTACAGGATACTTCACACTCCAGTCAACTCTACCAATTAGTGTTTTATATGCTAATAGGTTAGCTGCCACTGTTGCGTCATTACGCATTTCATTGACAACTTTAACGAATTGAGGGTATTGAAAAAGCCTGTTAGCTTCCTCGTAAATTTTCTTATTACTAACTGCCAGTCCTGTTGTGCCAGACTCTGACAGTTTAATACGAGGGATTACAGAATCAGAATCTGGCTGTAATGCTTTGTCAGTTTCCATTAATAATCCTTTTATTTGAACATATTACATCGCATAATTATTTTGTCAATAATTATTTGCTAATTTGTACTCAATTTACTTGAAATACTTTGTTTAGAATAGTTTGGTAATACAAATGTTGGGATTTGTATTGATTTGGCTATAGAATTGAAGGCGTCTGCTGTAGCGTCCACCATATCATCGTGACCAGAGCGCCCACCATTGAACCCTTCTAATTCATTGAAGAATTCATCATTCCAAGGTGCTTTTACGACTCTTACTGCACCAGATTCTGCCAGAGCAGCAAACGGTAAGAACCTCTGGATTTTACCCACATGCCCACTGATTTTAGCACTCTTTGCGGCTATACCTGCCTCTGCTAATGTTCTTATAAAGAAAGCATTAGCGATTGCCCCGCCTGCCCCAGAATCTTTAGGTATAACTACTTGGCACCTATCAATTCCATCTGCCCTTGCCGTATCTATAATCCCTTTAATTACTCCATCTGTTAATTTTCTGAATCTGTACACATCTTCAATATAGTACACACCATACTTATCTCTGGAGATTCTAACCCCGGCGGTGTAGTCAGGATCACGATTAGACTCTGTTGGAAGGGTTGATGCTAAATCCCATGCCCTTACCACAATCTGATTGTCAACAGGTGCATAATCAACTACCGTACACCATTCTCTTCTGAAATAGCAGGAGTTAACTTCTCTGGCATACCAACTACCAAGTAACAAACGTTCTTTTTCAACTCTTGTTAAGTTTTCTAATCGTTCCAGATACTCTGGATTAGATTTTATAATTACAGGATTATCATAGATAGTGGCACTAATAAAGCAATATGTTTGTGGTTTTGCTGTAGGATATTTTTCTATAATAGCTTCAGCAGTATCCCCAAAGACATATTCTCCACTCACTTGTGCGTAATATCGTTCTGTTCCTGATTTCTCAGCAATAGGTATTCCCGTATCAGGGTCTAGATACCACTCCACAAATTTTAATAAGAAAGAATCTTTATGTGGGTTACAAGTGCATACTAATCTATGTGGCCCTTTTGCCCTAGAACGGATACGTGACTCTAGATAACTTACTTGCTTTTGACTATGCCACTGTGCTTCATCGAAGCAGACAAAGCTATACTGACCACCGTCAAAGTTTTTAACATCCCTATCTGCGCTACATACTTTGAATTGAATTTGTGCTCCACTTGGAAACGTTATTACCAAATGAGGATGTTGTTTTGAAACACCACCGAATTTACCATAAAGGGATTGTGCCTCTTGCCAAAGTCCCCCTGCTTGTGTAAGCTGTGTAGAGGACTGACGAATAAACACGCCCCTGAAATTAGGATCGTGAACAAACTGTAAACAATATAAAAGAGCTAAAAAGCTCTTTCCAGAACCTGCCATAATATTCAGAAGATGTCGTTAATATCTTCCCGCTAATAAGCTGCTGTAAATCACTTTACAGATTAGGTCATATCTTCCACTACATTTAAGTAGCTGACTCCCGTTTCGACTGCACTTGCAGCCTACGCTAATATAGCTGACCGTCACACGTTCCTCGTTAGAGGCTTCGCTCGGTATTGTCTCTTAAATAAGAGAGTTCCACCGAATTAGAGAGTTGTTTTTAAGTGGAGGCGTTTGTTCACCACCACCATAAATACAGAACTTACTCTTGTTCTGTAAGAACATTTTTTGTGTTTCACTAGCAGGGCCGTACTTTTCTTTTTCCTCTGTCATACTAAAAACCCTTTTATAAGTACAGTTTTATAGTAGTCATAAATTTTTCCATAAAATACTACCAAAACCTTCTCCAATTACAAAAACAAAAACCCTTGCAATTTCTGCAAGGGTTCTCTAGAATAGTTACACATGTAGCCACGCTTACCTGCTCATGTGCAGATTCCGCAAATATCAGAATCCTCCCCGCAGTCTCCACCGACAAGTAGGAGGAAACCAGACAGTCCTTACGGACAAATTGACACCGGACTTACCGGCTATAAAACAAATATAACACTTGAATTTGATTTGTCAATATGCTATATATCTTGAATTGTTCCAAAATCTACTAATGGTGTAATATCTTTAGGCTCTGGATTCCCATTCTGTTTAAGCTCAAGCAATAATCTGTTAACAGAATCCTCATTAATAATCTTGCTAATATCTACATCCATCTTTAGCAATGTCTTAGCACACTCCATACGTACCTTAATATCAGGATCAGACAAACCATCCTCTAACACCCTCAAAGCTTTCTCGTTAAGCTTCTTTACCTTCTTACCTAGAGACAGTAAAGCGTGCTCTTCCCTGATAAACCCTACCTGTTGCTCTGCCATAAATTCTCCTTGCTTTTATATTTTGTTTACTGTATATTCCCTACTGTACCACGCAGACTTATTTTGTCAAATATTGACAAGAGCACCCTATTAATATATTATGGAGGAATGATGAACATTTATTTCAAAGGTAAATGGAACAAAAATGACAAGGTGAAACTACGGGTTGTTAAAGCAGATTTTGACAATCATGTAGAAGCTATCGCAGAAACACAGGTATTGACACAAGAGAATTGTTGTGAAATGCACAGCCCCATTCTCGCTGTAATTGATGGTAATAAAGGAAAAGAAATTGAAGAAACACGGCAAGACGATTGCGCCTAGAAATCGTGAAATGAACGAATATCTTGTAGCCCTTGGACATAAAACTCACAGGGATAAGCGCAAACAGAAATTTGATATTGATAAGAATAAAAAGAGAGGTGAAGAATATGATTGGGAATGATGATGGTGAAATTACAGCAACATTTGAAGAGTTGATTGATTATCTAATTATGAATGAAAAGGAGTCTTATGCTGACGAAGAATGTATTTGAAAGTAACCCTGTAACATTTGTCCAAGAGCTAGAAACTCTTATCAAGGACGGATGGAAGGTATGTTACGACGAGAGGGCACCATCCCAAGTTGGTTGGAGCTTGGTAGCATGGCTTGAAAAAGAGGAAGATGAAGAAATTCATGTAGCCACACCACAGAAGGCTCCTGTTGGACGCCCTAAGATTAATAAATAAGAAAGGAATTATATGCACTATAAACAAATTCAAACACATGATCTATTTAGTTTCGCTCAGGAGCTACAGAAAGCCACCCTAGAGGGCTTTGTAGTGTTGGAAGATACTCAGCACTACCCTCAGATCATTGGGAACATTCTAGTGGCTACTCTGGGCAAAGCAGAGCCTGTACAGACAGAAGATTCTATCCTTGCTGAAAGTAAGCCTGTTCGTAAGAAGAAGGAAGTTAAGGATGAGTGAGAAG